CAAATAATCAATCTGTTTTTATACGCAGGGCATGGCCTTCTGACCTTGGTACTGCACCAACAGACGCACAACTTACGGAGTGGATGAATGAATGACAAAAAGACCCGGAAAAATAGTATATCAACCGCCTGAAAAATCGTTTACCCATGTAAACATTGAAGAAACACCACATGGCTACAAGATATACAGGCCGGGTGCAGATAGACCTTTTACAGTGATTCCGTTATCGGCAGTTAAACAAATAGTGTATGATAGAGAGTGAGAAAAATGAGCGATTTAGAAATTTGGATTCCAGTAATAATGTTAGTAGTCGGTGCAGGTGCATGGGGCTTGAATAAATACAAGAGCATCATGGCTGACGGTAAAGTTAGTCTTGAAGAAGTCCTTGACACCGTAAGCGAAGCAACTGATAAGGTTGAAGAAATCGCTGATGCGGTGGAGGATGCTAAGGATGGACAATAATCCTCGCTATCTTTTAGAATGGTTAGACCTCTATTTTCCAGAGGAGGAATAGACAATGGCTTACTATTGCTCCGTCGCAGACGTAGGCTCCCGTCTAGGTCTTAACAGTGAGCAACGTACACGCGCCACCACACGCATAACTAGCGCAATCCGTAGGGCTACAATCGACATTGACCAATGCTATCGCGATTACGGTAGAGATGTGCCATCACGCGAGATAGCAAGTACCACATTAAATGGTGCTATTTCTGCTGGTGCTACTACCATTACTTTGACTAGCGGTACAGGATTTAGTAGTGCGGGTAACGGTAACGTAGATGGTGATTCTTTCAAGTGGAGTGGTAAATCTACTAACGACCTTACAGGTGTTACAGGCATATCTTTCGACCATGCTTCCGGCGTTACTGTGGAAGAGGGTGAAGAGGCTCACGTACTGCGTGAGATTTGCGCTGATTTATCAGCAGCATATTATTACGAGGATGAATCAACATTCCAAACAACAGGCGTTGAAGGTGGAATGAGAGGTACTACATTACGCGAAAGAGGTACTAACAACCTAGTACGCCTAGCACACCTCGGTTCAGTAGATTGAGGTGATTAGATGATTCATATAAAAACACCGGGTATCACCAAAGAAGCCAAAAGATATTTACAAAAATTTGGCAAAGAGGCGGTGGATGAAATTATTAAAACTCTTAAAAAAATTGGTGAGGAAGAGGTTCGTAATACACAAAGTAGACTTGCTACTAGAAGCACAGCCAGCGGTGATATTTTCGATAAAGTTGCCGATGAAGTAACTTTTGATATTGTTGGTGCTGGCCCAACACAAATACCTGTTTTACGTTTTGGTGCGGGAGATAACTTCACAGGTATTATAGGTAGTCGTGGAGAGAACATAGCAGGTATTCTTGCTTTTGGAAAAAAAGCAGGTAAGCCTTTAAAGCAAAGAAAACTTGCTACCCCCGCTAAAAAAAGTGGCACAGGATTTAAACTAATTTTACAAAAAGGTTACGTTAGCCCCGCAAGGGAAGCCGAGGAAGCGTTTTTACCAAAAGCAGAAAAAAATATAGAAGAGAAAATAGAAAAGAGAGTGCCGGAAGCACTTCGTAAGGCGTTTGATGAGGTGAAGGTATAATGGCTATCGCAACTAAGACTCAATACTGGACAAGTCGTATGAACGGTACAAATCCAGCCGCCTTGACAGGAACATTCAACGATTCTTGGTCTGAAACTGGTAGCGGTGGTGCAGCCAGTGGAGAGTATTGGAGAATCAGTGGCAACGGTTATTGGTCACAAACTCCTACAACGAGCGATTATACTCTTGTTGCTGCTCTAAAATTTCCAAACACAGGAGCGTTACCTAGCGATGGCACTGTGCTTATGCGCCTAGATAATGGTGATTACAGAGTAGAAGTAAGAGCAAAAGGCAACTCATCTACCCTAGACCTTGTTGGTGCTAGTACGGCTACTACACCAGACCTTGATTTAGCATTGGCTGACGACAATCCGGTAGCAGTTATATTACGCCTTACACTAGATGCTAGTGGCAACGCTAGACTGTATATGCGTGAGATTATTGAGGATGACGACGGTGCTACGCACTTCCTATCTGTGACCGCTTCTAGTGGTTCTGGTAAAGATGTGCGGTGGGGTAACTCGTCCGGTACAGTTGATTGGGGTTCAGTGTACTACACAAGCCTTGGGTCATTTAGTCCAGACGAACTACTAACATCTGATTTCGCTCAAGATGCTTTGGTTCGTATGGGTCTTGCCATAGTAGACCAAATAAAAAACAGTACACGTATGTACCTAAAAACACAGGTGGACAACTCTTCTGTGATATATGGCTATGACCTTTCTATGGATATGTTGAATAGATTGTCGCCTCCGACAGTCCATGTTATGATAAAAGATTTGGGGTCGCCTGAGTTTGAATCGTTAGGCGGAGCAAAGATAACACAGAACTATGACGTTATGATTTTTGTAACCACAAAGGGTACTAATTATGAAAACGCATATCGTCTTGGCCTAAACATTATTGGAGAAATATTTGACGAACTTTACACGAACACAGGTGTAGAAGGAACTACTGATAGTATTATTTCGTATGTTGCTGAATTTAGTCCTCGTATGGACAACGATGACTTTGTTTGCGTACATCGAATGGAACTAACATATATGCGTAGAATCGATATGCGACACCGATGATAAGTGCGAATGCTTAATAATCAATCAGAGAATCAACAACTACCGTCGAGGTGTAACCTATGGTTGAATTCTTAAATCGATATGTTTCTCTACAAAAAGAAGCCAGTTACGGTACTGAACCTACTGCGGGTACAGGTAACGGAGAAGTATTCGGGGAAGTAGATGACGAATCTATTCAACATAACTTTGAACTTATGACTCGCGAAGACATGAGCCGACCTATCAGTGCAAAGTCCGTAACCGGAACAGAACATTCAGAAGGCGACATCAATCTTGCTATGCAAGTCGATGATTTCGTAGGCAACTTACTTTACTCTTTCTTCCCACAAGACACAACAAGTAACCCATCTGGTTCAATTTACAAACACATTCTAACAGAGCCTTCTCTTACAAGCGCATCTGCTGGTGTTTATCCTTCATTTACTATTCGTGTTGGACGCGAAGAGAAAGAACACACTTTTACTGGTATGATGACTAACACACTAAACGTCAGTGCTTCGGTTGGAGAATACGCTACAATGAGTGTTGGCTTCGTTGGAAAGGCAGAATCGGCAACCGCCAGTCTTGCTACCCCTACATTCGATGGTGTCGCTCTCGATGCACTATACTTCGCTAACGGAGAAGTTAAGTTCGATAATGGAACTGGTAGCGCACCAGCAGCAGTAGCATCTGTTAAATCATTTTCTCTTGATATAAACCTAAATCGTGATACAGATAACGCTTACGGTATAGGTAGTAGTACATATGGACGCGCACCTCCAGCACAGCGCAGAGAAATCAGCGGAACAATCGAGTTTAACAAGGTAATTTATACAAGTTCTCTTGATGAGCCTACTTACGATGAGTTGATTGCGGCTGATGGTTTAGCGTATAACGACGGAACAGACCCTTCAATGAGCCTAAAATTATTAGATGAAGCAGGTGCAGATTTCATATTTATAGAATTCTTTAATGTGCGTTTTGAGGCTCCCGAAGCATCAGTAAGTGGTCGTGATACTAACACAATGACCGTGAACTTTGTCGGTTTGTATGATGATAACCTTGGTGCTATGAGAGTAACGGCACAAGGAACTTCACTTTCATCGACACAGTATGACGCTTGAGGTGATTAAATGAGTTTCATAGAACTAGCAGAATCTCTTGGGCATGAAGTCGATGAGGCTTCCGCAGAAATTCTAGCAAGACTTGAGAACAAAAGCGTTGCGCTAAAATTCATTCGCAGACTTCCTAAGAAGAAGGCTACACCTAAGAAGGCTAAGAAGGCTTCAAAGAAGGAGAGTGAAGAATAATGGCAGTCGGTGATGGTGGGATTAAGATTGTCGATAAGACAAAGATTACTGTTGCAGAACTAAAGACCACACTGGCTGGTCTTGCATCAGAACTACAAACATTCCTTCGTGGTAGCACATTTGCTAACAACGATATTATCTATCAAATCATATACGAGAGAAACAAGAACAGTAACGACGTTACTGTGTATGTGGTGTTTGAAGACCAGTAATAGGTGATTAAGAATGTCGAGAAGATATACAGAACCAGTAAGTGAAGAGAAGCCAAAGAAGAAGGCTAAGAAAAGTGGAAAAGTGAAGAAAGATGCCGGTGTTAAAAAAGGAAATTGAACTAGAAGACGGACGCAAGATTTGGGTGCGACAAGCATCCGGTATGCAGAAATTAAAAATCGAAACTATACAAGCGAAAATATTTCGTCAGTTTAGGCATTTCGGTGCTAACCCCGCAGAATGGACAGAAGACCAAAACATAGAGTTTTCTGATGCTCTTGACGCGGCTGGAGGCGGAATGGAAGCACAGATAAATTCATGGGTTCCGGGTTGTATATTAGAAGAAAATTTTGATATAGACACTCTAACTACTGGAGAACTTATGGGTCTACTTTCTTTCGTGCGTGGTGATGACCCGGAGGGTGCTATCCCTTTGGTCAATTCCTCGGAGTAGCGACCCCATTGTGTATGGCGTTTAAGGGTGTTTTGCCCTCAGACCTTTGGGACCGATATGACTCCGAGGGAGGGCAGAAAAAACTTGAAATTGATATGCTGGTAGCATCAGAAATCAATGACCGTATTAGCGAGGCTAGTAAGGATGCTAAAAGGGATGCTAAATCTATGGTTGATAGACGTAACAAACGACGAGAGGAACGCCAACTCTTAAACAACAACAAAGACCTGTTTACCGCATTGAGAGATGCGAATGTCCCGATTGTGGGCAGTAATGAAAGTGGGGATAAGGAATGATTGAACTTTTAGGTATCATCCCATCTTGGTTTATAGCAGTCGTATTCGCGGCCACGCTAGTTGTAAATCGTGCTGGTGCATCTAAGATTTTCTTCGATGTGGTAGGTACTTTCCAAGCAAATCGTTTGATTATGGAGGGAGGAGCAGCCTTCACTACCTTTCAATCACTTGCTTTAGACGCTTTCTCCGGTATAGAAGAAGCGGCGATGTTAGCCAGCGAACAAATACAAGAAATGGTAGATGCTACTGTTCCTCTCTCCCGTGAAATCGCTGCTGCTAGGATTGAATTCGATAAGTTTATTGACGACGCTGAACAGGCTAGGTTGGGAAATGAAATAAAAGATATTGGTGTGCAGTTTGGTTTCACTGGCGACCAAGCACTCCGAGCCGGTGCTAAGATGGCACAGTTGTCTGGTATGCTCGGCGAAGAAGCCGTACCTGCCGCTACTGAAATGAGTCTAGCGTTTGGTATGATTGGTGAAATGGAAGCAGAACAAGCCATGCAAAGGCTAATCAACTTACATCAGCAGACTGGTTTTATGATGCGTGGAACCACACAAGCACAATTTGATGCTATGAGTGCAGATGAGCAACGCAATCAAATTAGAAAGGCTAGTATCGCTACTCTTAACGAACTAAACGCAGTCGAAGACCATTCGGCGGCCAACATGGAGAGAATTACTTTCGTCATGAATCAGTTTGCATCACAGGCTCATTTGACTGGCGAATCAATAGCAGAAATGGCCGCTATGTCTGCGGTATTGATTGAGGCTGGTGAAGAGCAAGGAAAGGCTGGTCGTGCGTTGCGTATGATTTACGCTCGCCTTGGTGCTGATACTAACGGTGCTGCTACCGAGTTAGAAAAATTAGGCATCGCAACTAAAAAAGCGGACGGTACTTTAAGACCACTTAATGAAATATTGATTGATTTAGATAATAGCACTATTAATTTATCAAAGGCAGAAAGACAAAGAATAGCGCAAACTGTTGCAGGTAACAATCATTATGTTCGTATGCTCAAATTGATGGAAGGCACAGAAAGAATGCAAACCCTCATGGGTGAGGCTACCGGCAATACTGCGCCTATTGTGGATATATTGAATGATAGATTTGCAGATATGTCTGTTCGTCTAACACAGGCGGAAACTGCACTACATAATGTTCGTGGTGAAATAGGTGATGCTCTTTTACCAGCAGTAGTAAAAGCCACCGAAAAACAAGTAGAATTTAACGAAGCGTATTTAGATTTTATACAAATGCCTGTTGTTGGTGATTTGATACAAGGGATGACGCAATTCCAACAAATGATGAGTACCACTCTAGGTCCGCTTATGCAGATGAACCTTAACTTCAAACAGATGTCTCTAGGTCTGATGACCACTGTTGTAGTTATGAGAGCGTTAAATGGAGAAGCGGTTGCTGGATTTAACAAAGAAGAACACTTAAATAATCTAAGAAGAGAAGGAAAAATGTTACTTGAGCAAAGTAAACAGATTAAAGCGGAAGGTAATAATCTAACAAGACTCGGTTTATTTTTAGAAGAGGAAGAGGCGAGGATTAAAAGGGAAAATATTGCTTTGGCCCGTTATGCAAAGGATTTTAGTGGTCAAAAACTGGCCGCAGACAAAGCCCGCATACCTGTTGCCAAACAGCAATTACAATCACTTAGAGAAGAAATATCACTTGATGATATTAAATTAGAAAAAATAAAAGAAAAAACAATAAATCACAAAAACTTAAATATTTTAACAAAAGACGAAAGGGCTGATAAGACAGCGACTATTCTTCTTTTAGAACAAGAAATACCTATGTTACAACAAGCAGTTAGAATTAAAACGGCAGGTAATCATGTATCTAAGCAAGAGTTTGAAACAGGTAAGAAAATAATCTTTAATCTAAAAATGCAGAACGATGAAATAGAAAAATTCAATTTTCAACATTTAATGAAAGTATCATCTGGTTTTATGATGATGCAGATGGGTGCTATGGCGGCAACTATGGCCGTTGGGCCACTAACAGATGTTTTAAATCATTTCGGTGCAGACGTTGATGCCTCTAGGGTTCAAATGATTATGATGGCTATGGTTATGGGTTTGACAGTTGCAGAAATGGGTATTTTTACTGCGGCTAGTACAAGTGCTGGTGTAGCATCTACTGGTGCGGCTGGAGGAACAGGACTTTTCGCTTCCGCCATGCAAGCATTATCAGCATCTACTATGACTGCAACAACAGCGTTGAAGGCTTTTGGTAAAACAACTATCGTTGGTTTAGGTCTTACTTTGGCGGCGGTTGGTATCGCGAAACTTTTGGATATGTTCGGTCTATTTGGTGACGAAATGGATGATTTTGAATCTGATATGGAAGACTTTAACACTAGGATGCAAGAGTCGGCAAGGGCCGCAGAAGCACTTATGGACGCACAAACGGCAGAAATGCAGTCTGTAATGAATCTTAGCGGTGCTTACGGTGACGCTACTGACGAAATACAAAGGTTTGGTAGTGCTAGAGAGGAGTTATTCTTTGGATTCAAAGCAGGTAATGTTACTGGTGATTTGGTAAAACAGGTTCAACAACAGGGCGTAGAGAATTTTGTAGCACATACAGAAGTTATTCAGACCAACAACTTCAATGGTGTTACTACTGATGATATAGCAAATCAAATTCTTGAAATCATGGCACAAGCCCTTATGGAATCTGGTATTCCACCTGCGATGGTAGTAGGAGCGGCGGCTGGCGCACGACTTTGATAGATTAAGAGAGAGAGAAATGGTTAGAGCGACAACACTTGCATATCAGTTTCTTTTGGCTGGTTATTACGATGACTTTAATGGTGCGAGAGCAATCCCCAATGATAACAACAACCCAAGTCTAACTGCTACATACGACCATGCTAACACGCACTACGGCAACCCGATGAATGGAGAGGCTACTCTCAATACACGCTATCGTTGGTCTTTCGCAGACCGAGAGCAATATGATGGGAGTACAACGCCTACTTCTGGTGGCACAAGTGTTGCTACCGCCACTAACAAATTTCTAAAAAATACTGGACCCGCAGAATGGCTTACCTATGATGTATCAAGACAAGACCCGGAACATTGGGAAGGTAGAGCGCAACTACAATATCCAGATAGTCACATAGCAAACAAATACAGATTCAACAATTCTGGTAGCGAGGGTTACTTGCTGTTTTGTAACGGCCACGATACAGCCGGTTCATACTACATACCGACAGGAGATTATGATTCTACTTTCGGTAGAGATGAACGACAACCTTATACAGTCCAATATTATGACGCTGGTACTTCTACTGGTGAAAGTAGTGCAGGTAAATTAAATAGTGTAGGTCCGTCTAACGTAGGTTATATGCAACGCGCTCATTTGACAAGCGTTTGGATGGCAGAAAGAAACTTTGATTTTAACCATTTTACAACCCCTTCTAGTGATACCGTAGAGACACCTAGACTTCACTATATGCCACATCGTTCTCCATCTGGTATGCCTTTCTTGTGCATACAAACTTGTTTTGATGACAACGCTAGTATAGTAGTAGATAGTCAAAAAAGACCAGCGATTGCATATGATGGCCTTCTAAATAGCAGACAAGACAACGATACATTTGGTTTACGTTTTGCTATTCAATCTTTGTCTATGGGTAATTTAGCGCAAAGTTATGTGGCTAATTCGCCAAAACTAACAATACAGATAGGGTTTCCGTCTTCTATTACACCTACTGGAGAAAAAGGTTTTTCTGAAAACACAAATACCGCCGCTATCGAATGGGAAATAGATTTGGGTGCTAGTACCGCTGCTAACAACGGGTTGGGCGGTACATATGATTATCACAATCATATAACTACTTGGGACGGTAGCACTTACGACGCTGCTTCATTGTGGATAGATTTAGAATTTGTTATAGATTATACCAATAACAGATTTACAGTTTACAAGGATGGTACGGCTATAAAAAATACAAGTGGTGCAGATGGCCCATTCACTATGAATAACAACGCAGATACATCGGGTTCTTTCCTACCGTCAGAGATGAAAGGATGGCAGATTATTGTAGAAGAAGGAACTAACGCTGCTAACGATAATCATTACACTCTTATGTTAGATAGAGTTGGTTTGTATCAATCTTTGACAGAGAGAGCAGATGGAACTCAAATGCCTCCTATCGATTCTATGAATATAGTTTCTAATGTAAATGCTATATCTACCATGCAACTAAAAATTAGTGATGACCCCGGAATGAATACGTCTACTGGCGCAGTTGGGCTTAGGGACCAAGACTATGTTCATTTCTTTAATAAAATTTTCACTGGTGCTGTCAATGATTGGTCGCTTCTTCTTTTTCACGGTAATCTTAATCGTCCTTTGTGGTGGGGCTTTTTAGAAAATATGTCTATAAGACAAGGCCCAAAAACTAGACAAATAAATCTTTCAGCGCGTGACCCACTATCTTTACTAGATAGACAAGTACCTCTTTGGGAGTTGGGTCAGAAAGGACTGAATACGAATGAGCAAGGAACTGCTTACTGGACTAGAGAAGCGCAAGATTTCAATAGTGCGTTTTACTTCGGTGCGTCCCCACTAAAGACACTAAAATCTACCGTAGGCTTAGAAAGCGTAGATTCTTATGCTGTACGCACAGACCAAAGAACACAGGTGTATTCTGCTCATCCTATACAGATGTATAACAATGAAGATACTTTTGGACCCAACGATATAGAAAATGAATATGAGGGTGTTGGGATATTAGGATTTGGTAAAAGAAATGGGGCTAGTGGTAACACGGTAGTTTACCTTAACGGCAATCCCGGCTACACCACATCAGATACAATCAATATAGTCAACACATCTGCGGCTAGTGGTAGTGGTGGTTACAATAAAGATGGTATCAGCCCTTCAACTGTGGGTACTATGTTTATGAGAGCGTTACAAAACCGAGGTACTTACGATGAAATACAATTCCTTGAATTTAGTTCTAGTGATTTACCTTATGTAGAAGATAATTCAGAATTCATATATGCGGGTAAATATAACTGGAGTGGAAACGGTCAAGTACACACAAGCAACGCAACAGAAATGGACGTATATTGTTTTTACTTTACTACTGACCCCGGACTAAAAACAGGAGATATTTTCACAGTACCCGAAAACTCAAAGGGTACAGGTACATATGCAAATTACGGAGATATATCTAATAAAACACACAGAGTAGTATCAGTAAGAAAGGTAGCGAATAGTTATAGTTCCCCCGGCGGAACACAAACACTTTATGCTTGGTATCTAGCAACCGCCGCTCTTACTTCTGCCGCTACTCATTTTTACATAGTCACTACTAATACACCTGCTCCAACTGAATATGGAACCTTCGGTAATAGACATCAAGCGATAGCAAATCAATCTGGAGCATTTTCAAACAGTCCTACTACCGTTACTGTAAATACAAGTGGTGGGGGCATAAGTGATTTTTACGATAGTTCTACAAGCGACCCTAGAATGAAAACTCCATTTAAGATTAGAAAAAGTGCGCCCGCTGGAAATTTAGCAGCCCAATTTTTTACTTATACTGGTAAATCATCTAATGACCTTACGGGTTGTAGTGGTGTGGTTGGCGGTGTGACTAACGAAAGATTATTCCAGACAGGTGCATTATCTGATGATTTTGTAGGTATAATGTGTAAAGAAAGAGGTCAAGTAGTACCCGTTACGACAAGTGTTACAGATATAAAAGAAAGAGCCATACACGCTAGATGGATGAGAGATTTACCTCAATCTTTGTGGTTTCAATATCATTTTGGTATTATCAACAAAGCGACTCATGCTAGTGGGTTCACTTCTTTGGGTGTTTCTACCAGTTCTGGTGCTACAACAGTACAGATAAGTTCTACACTGTATAGTGCGATTACTCAAAACGCAGGTTTAGCGGAGTTTGTAAATTCAGACGGTACGACAGATACCTTTATTTACAGAGGGAAAGCAACTGCCGGTGGTAATTATTTCCTTATAGGGTGTTTATTTATTAGTAAAAATCACACCGGAGCAGCAAAACTTAATATTTTGACCACTAAAGATACCTACAAACACTGTTGGGTTTTATGGGCAGATATGAGAAACGATGGTCGTGCTGATGCTGATGGAGGTAAAAGAAAACAATCTTTTGGTATCATTGAGCCGGGTGTAGATAATTATGAAATAGATTTATTTTATACAGACCAATTAGATGAGAACGGTAATCCAGATGTCTTTACTGATTTGAAATTAGGTAGTGATGTAGACTTATGGGAGGTAAACGCAAATATCGACACTAGCACTAGAGGAGCATGGTCTAAACCAGCAGATTATACAACCAACGCATCTGCGACTTTAGCAGACGCTTCCGGTGCTATAAGACTTACTGTTAGTTCCGGTCACGGTGTTGTAGCCAACGATTACATACATATTTTTAATAGTAGTTCACACGACGGAGTTTATCAAGTTTCTGCTGTAACATCGACAACCATTACTCTAGGAGCAAGTACCTTCGTAACATCTGACTCCGGTGGTAGTGGTGGAATACATTATTGTAAAACCACTGGTAGCGAAACAGACTTAACACAATACCACGATTGGGAAGATAAGGCCGGTGCTTTCTTAATAGTAGATACGTCTAAATTCTTTAACTTAAACACTACTGCTAACTTCGGTAAATCTGGTCAAGATGCTGGAGGTAGAACAGATTTGGGAGATTACGTAACTAACGGTTTAGGAGATGTTGCTCTCATAGATTCTTATTATAGGGAGGCTATATCTTCTTACAAAAACATAAGCACTCCTTATAACAACCATACTAATCAATTTAGAATAATATGCGATTCATCTACCGAAGATAGAAACATAACTACTGGAGATATGCACATAGAAATAGGCGGAGATAGTGTTGATTTTCCTTACGCTGGAACAGGTAGAGTTATCGGTTTTGCTGGTAATGCTGGTGGAAATCAAACACAAACTACAAACTACATACAGTGGACAGATTCATTGATGACGGCATTTAGTGGAGGAGGCACTATTGTCCATGACACTTCTGCCAAAGAATATGTTTTGACTGTTTCTGGAGCAGATTTTAGAAATTTGATACCTTACACTATTTCTGCGTTGTTCGGTGCTAATCTTTATCCATTTGCTAAAAACACTACAACAGGAGAAGTCAGTATAGTAACGCAGATAAGTTCAACAAGCGGGGGCAGTCCTAGTGTTTCACAGTACGATAAAATACATTTTGCTGCTAACGACAACACGAAGATTGCTGACTACCCTAACATAGCGGGTTTTTCTGCGTTTTCTGCCGGGAATACATGGGAAGTTCCTAAACAACTAATGGGTGTTTTTGGCACAAGTCTTTCTTCACAACAAAATCTAACAACTTATTCACCATCTGAAATAGAACTTGCTATAAACGCTGAATTTGCTCAATATGATACACCTAGAATATTATTCCCTACTATGACAGTATCAGCCACACCTACTAACTCACAATACAATTCTATTCAAGTTTTGAACGCAGTTACATCTACTAACTTAGGAAGGCTTATGATGAGAGTAAAGGGGTTTGTTGAATCTCCAAACATAGGTACATATTATGAGAGTGATAAAATGAGAATGTTGTGGAATGCTGGTCTAATGAAAACGTGGCTACCACGTACCCGACTATCAACCATTTACGACATAGCGAATGTGCCAAATACTACTCAGATGACTGTTGATGGAACAACAGATGCAAACACGCAAGATGATTTTGGGTCTGTTCTTAACACTAGGTCAAAGACGGTTTACAGTATAGTAAAAACAGCGCAACAAAATTCTGGAGTTGGTAGGACTAACGCCCTATCTTTGAATTTTTCTTTCATGATTGGTAGAGATGGCAGAATAGAATTTAGACCATCTTACAATTTGGGTTACGCCTTTGATAGAAGTAATTTAATGATAAGCGATTTGACGACAGATATGGGTAGTATGATTACACACGTTAGAACTTATTTCAAGGGAGGCACTGCTTTTGCAGATTTCCCAGACCCCGGAGTGTCGGACACTACAAGATGGAAAATACTTGAGCATCCCGAAGTAATAAATCATAGTGAGGCATTTAGTTTATCCAAACAAGAACTTGAAAGGTCTAAAAAAGCGAGAATGTCAATTGTCGCCGAACCTATAAGAAGTTCAACAGAAACCGATAAAATGCTAAGTGGTGGCAGATTTGGTTATGTAGCAGATACCCATAGAGTTCTTGACCATCAAGACGGAGAATATTCATATGATTGGGCGCATATAGCGGCAGGTTTTACCCCGTTCCCCGGTATGGTAAACGGTATGGATGGTAACTTAAAAACATCGACTAATATTCATTCAAGATATGGACAATCTGCTCCTTATACTTCTATTACTGCATCCGGCGCAGCAGATATTGAATATGATGAGCAATATTATTTCTATGGTGCTAACAGTGTCAATTACGCTATGCAAATTGTACACATACCACAAGATATGCCAAAACAAAGCGATACTACTAACAACGAACTTAGGGTTTTCGTTGGACTAAAGCCCGGTCAAAGCGGAACGGACATAGACAACGCTGAATTTGTATTATTATTAGTAGATTACGAATTTTCAAACAGTGCTACCACTAACGGTTACACGTCTTCTACGGTAGCATCATTAGTTGCCACAAGAAGAGGAGAGACACATAAGTTTGTTAAGAATAGTGGGTTCTATCAGATGGTCGTACCTTCTTCTTATTCTTCGACACTTAATTCTGCTGGCGCACAAATAGTAGTTTCTTTCAACGCAGAATATTGTCGTGCGCTTTTAAGACATAGATGTGGCGACCCAACCGCTAGTAGTGATATATTGGAAAACGCACACGGTCTTACTGGTGTCTCAACAGGTTACATTACTGGTGGTAACGATAACAGTATTTTCCCACTAGGGGGCAGAAAATACAGTGAGTTCGGTGATTTTGCTTATGGTCGTAGTGAATGGTATGCTCCTAGACTTCATGTTGTAGATGATATTAAGTTTGTTCCGGGTGGACAAGTCACTTACACTGACAAAGGTTTAGATTTGAATGATGAAACTTTTTTTACACAAGGAGTAAGTTGGAGAGTGCGTGGACAAAACACAGAGCAAGTTACATTGAGATTGGAAAGAGATGAATCTTTTTCTGCCGCTGGTGTTTTACCTTACATCGCATCTATGGGCATAAGTCCGCGCACAGGAGAGAGTAGTAATGGTAGAGGCTGGTTGCTTCCAGATACACAAGGCCCGGCTAACCCCGGTGGCGTACCTCCCGATATAGGCCCACTACCTAGTGACCCACATAACCCTCTTCCCGGCGTACCTACCGGCGGTCTTACTCCGGGCGTCCCTTCTGGTGGCACAGGTTCTTCTATGCCTATGGAAACTAACTTCAACAACCTGACTGCTGGCTCATACGGTAACTTGAAGGGAAGAATGAATTTAGATAGTGACCAATTTAGTAATCAAGGTACTTTTGGTATTCTAGGTCAAAAGAAACCCGGTCCTACGCCGGGTGCTATGCGACCAAGCACCGGAGAAAGTATGAACATAGCACCGCATCTTGGTGCGGCTACAAAAACATCTGATGGAGTAACTTTACCCGGCATAGGAAGTAGCGATAATACAGGTAGTAGTAAAAATGGAGTACAGGGTATCACAGAAGTACCAATCGATGTTTTGAATAACGAAATAAATGTAACTGCGGTGGTATCTTGTGGTGCTGGTTCAGAATTGGTAAGTACAGGAGTGAACTCGCAAAAAGCCGTTCTTTCCGTTACAGTAAAATGCTTAGAGACAGATATATCTAAAACTCATTCTGTCACAGTGGCTTTAGGTACTGATAAACAGATGGTAGAATTACTACCTGTCTGTCTGCTTGATGGTGCTTCTACATACGGCAACAATATAGAAGTAACAGTTAGCCGTGACCCCGGTTCTGGAAACGATACTGCTAGTTATAGAACAGTTAAGATACATTCAATACAAACATTGTTCAAGCGAGCGGCGTTCATGACTAAAGGTTTAGGCGACCAATTTAGTTCGTTTTCGTGATTGGGTCACGTAGAGATAATATCCGTCGCGCCTTCTCCCTACCGATGCCGGGAATCTTCATCAACTGTTTTTGTGAAGTTTTACTGTTTAATAATTTAGGAATCGTAATGAATTCATCCATCAATTGTTCTGCTAGATGCGGTGTTATACCTTGGATGGATGATAACGCCTTGATAGGAGCCTCTAGGCTTGCCGTCTGAGCCACCTTTACGGTTTTGGGTACGTTACCTAGCCTGTCGGTAATTAAGTGGTTTGTGTGCGTTGTCATGATAAAATCTACAAATTCTTCCATAGTTAAAAACTGCATGAATTTTATGTTTGGAAACCTAGAGTAAAAAGATACCTTGAAAGATTTTATAACAGACCTCATCTTAGACATTTCTTTTGCTACCGATTGAGCAGTAGGTCTTCCGCCGGGAACCCAAGGTTTTAATTTAGTTCCGTAGACAACTAACATAGGATTCTCAAATGCTTCTTCAAGGTCACGTAGTTGCGCTACGATAGTTCTAGTTCTACCTATCCCTAAGATAGACCTATACAAATCGTTTATTTCTTTGGCTTCTATACCTATATCACCTATGATATAATCAGCCGAGTCTAAACGCGCTACTTTCGCTATGCCGTTTGGTGATTGATTAGCGTCGCCACCGCGCATAAGCATTTTGTGTATGACCTTCTCGTTCTCTCGGTCATCTATTAGAATCATAGATAATACTACGCTAACTCCCTTTATTAATTAACTCTTGTTAGATTATGCGCCCAACAGTCGTGACCGTCACAAAGACCGCGAGCAGCGTACCAGCCAGCAGAAGGAGACCTATCGTAAGTCAACAAAGTTCTGATGTGTCCTCTACTTACACTAGGATTAAAGTCTCTCCAATTCAAAGTCTCAATGTAGGTCAGTATCTCATCTTCCATAGACTTCATTTTGTCAGCCGGGACACTAGATGCTGGCGCAAACCAACGTAGGTTTTCAGCCATATGTAGAACTAAGGCTACACGAATCTCATGACTAGGATTGGTAACTTGTATTGCTCTATCTAAGCAGGGAGGTATAGGCACAGTGCTATGTGTGCCTACTTCTCCCGAAAAGGTTCCGCTAGATACCCATTGTTCTGTTTCGGGATTATCGATAGCCCATTTTGTAATAGAAAACGTAGGAGACAAATCATCTCCGCGAAACGGGTCTAGGTGAGTGTAATCATCTACTGGTCTTGTGGGTATGGTAAAATCCATAGGAGAGTCAGCGAATTCACGCGCATCTATGTTGACTGCCCATCTACCCCTACTCACATTAAATGTGTCGGGAATCCTAGTCATCTTCTTGGCAAAGCCTACGCCATCTAATGTCTTTAGGTCATGTGCTTTACTTCGCTCGTAACGATTTAGTTTGCGGTCCCATGAGCCACCGATAACAGGCTCCCTAAACAACTGATGTACGTGAAATCCACGACCAGTAGCAACCAATCTTACGTCGCCTTCTAAGCGATTTATCAGTGTTGCTACGTCACGCTTGACATCATTTATACCGCCGCGTTCACCCATATCGAAGTCCCACCACGCTCGGTCAATAACTACACTCTTGTAATCTGGTTTCCAAGGGCGTTGAGGGTCACGTTCTTTGAATGAAAACAAAGATGTGTAACAATTTGCTTTACCATTTACGGTATCAACGTAAGAGGAGAATCTATCTATCGAAGGGCAAATGCTACGCCGTAAACCAATCTCGCGAGGGAAGGAAAGTAACATAACTCAACCAACCACCTGCTCATGTCCACACGCGCAGACTGCTACGACAATAGGAGTTCTTTCGCCACCTTCTTCGCTGGTGACACTCCAAAGGGTCATTTCATCCACCCATTCACAATCACCAGTGCCTTCATCTTTTGCACATACTGTTACTTTTTTACTCATGCTATCACGTCCGGTTCTAATCCACTAAGTATGCCATCACATGACATGGAAAAATCACACCATTCGGGGCAAAAATAATCATTCCACTTCATCGGCCATTGATGGGAAACTAGAGATTCTATGGTGTCGTTTAAGGATTGTGGGAATGTATTAAGTGACCTAGTTGGTACTCGTTCCATAACTGCAACGCCACAAGTTTCTCCCAACCAAACTTGTTTGCCACGCTTCCCTATCTCATCTAACATACGTTCATCAGTACAGTCTGGAGCGATGTACAGGAAGTGTGTGATGTTCTCATAACCAGCCTGTGTAAGCATCCTGTGATAGAACACAAGTTCTTTACGAGTACGACTTAACTTAGAAGGATTCATATTACCTGTCTTGAGTTCTACGATAATGATACCGCCATCTGGATGACGCAAAACACCGTCAATCATACCACTCCAAATAATAGGGATAGTACCTTGGTTTTCGGTTACAAAATCTTCATAGAGGTATCTCTTTTCTTCTACCTCGACTACATCAAGACCGCCAAGAGATGCCGCTATACCGTGAATCAACTTAGCCATTTCATCAACTCCAGTATCTCCAGCAACACCTTCCTTCTCAGCAACGGCTGGTATAACATCGGGTCCATCTACTAAACTTGCTTCCATCACAGAATGTATAGCAGTACCGCGAATCGCCGCTTCGCCAACAGGAGGGCTAGGTACACCACTCATGTATCTCCACCAATACTGGCGAGGACACTTTTGGTAGTTCATGAAAGAAGATTTACTTACTCTCAAGATAGGTAGTTCTCCCACCTTGTAAGAAGATTGTTCGACTTGTTGTGGCGTAGCGTCCATCAGTTTACCTCCGCACCAAGAATATCTTCTAGGGTGCGGATAAGAAGTTTTCGTGGCACATCTCCCAAATCGTTACCTCGCTTTAGACCTGCTATGTACCGTATAAGACGGTCATATACTTCATCTGCTTCTCTCATTCGCTCTCCCCCGTAAAGTCGTTGAGTGTTGGTTGCCCCTCATTCAGAGGCTTGTTACAAGAGGGACATATTTCTTCTCGCTCTATACCCTTTATTAGTGGTATTAGTATTTCTTGCTGACAAGACTGACAGGTTACTTCTTCTGCCGCACCCTGTTCTTTCAGATACGAGAACAAGATTACGTTCAACCTATGAATATCCATAGAAACCGCTTGCGTGAACTGCGTTAGATATTGACGCATATCCTTTATATCACGTTCTATTTCGCGAATGCTTGGCTTTCTCCCTCTACTCATATTATCACCTTGTTGTCTAACCATATAAAGTTGTTTATACCCACTCTACCCTACCTAATCCGTTCAAAGCGTTGTAAAGTGGCTGTACGTCCCACTTCATAACATTGTAATAAGGCAGAACCTTATCGACAACGAACTTACTTGCTAGAGTTCTGAACCCAACCTTAGTAATACCTTCTATGTCTTGCGGATTGTCGAAGGCGACATATTTACCCTCATCATTAATAGTCACTAAGAAGTATGAACCAGCACCGTAACCTTTGCCTAGATATTCGTTGGCCCACGCTGCGCCAGCAGAAGGACCGGACAACACCTTATACTCCTTAAGTGACTTTTCTAATTTACCCTTCATACAAAGTTCCTCGACCTCACAACCACCAGACACAATCTCATCTATGAGAGAAGTTAAATTTTTAGTGATTGCTACTTCGGGCCGACCCGATAACATACCATTTAGAGTTTCTTTCATGGCTTCTTTCATGACCGGAGGCATACGCGATTGTTTCAATTCAATACCCTTGACGTACAGACTAGGCTCATGATATTCTCCATCAGTCCATACGGTTATGCCAGCATACCTATTCTTAGCCATGATGACCATACTATTACACCATTTCTCAAATTCAGTGATGATAGGAGACATCTTTTCGTTGATTCTTGCTAGTGCTTCTAAACCCGTGTCCGGGTCAGGTATTTCACAGAACACACTGTCAGTATGACCGTATCTAACTGTAAGTCCTTCTTCATTAGCCAACTCCTTCAATCTACCCAAAGTCTGTCTCGATGTGTATGTGATTGCCTGTGCTACATCAGGGTGATACAGACCGTATTTAGAGTCACCGGCTGCGCCATACATAGAAGCAACAAGGGTTTTACAAGCAAACTGCATCGTGTCCCACTTATCATAATTATCGGGGTCATCCTTCATCATTTTCTTGTAATGGTTTCTTAGGTTAGTCATCTTATCCATTTGTCTAACAAGTAACCCTTTGTCTCCTTGACGGAAACAAGTACCGTTACCACAATCCTTGCCTTCGGCGTCTAACGTGTCCCAAGATATGTTGTGTAGTTCAGCATTACTATGGTACATAGCCCTAATATCTAAGATTCCCATGTTGTGATAAATACCAGACTCAACCTCCATAACTTCCGCACCGGAATACGGCCTGTAATCGAACTGTGGCTTAGTAGGTATTCTTTCATCAAACTTCTCATCTACAAGAGCAAGTGATGTAAATAACTTAGTTACAAATGGTGTAGAGCGTAAATCACACTGGACGATATGCTGTATAGCACAGTAATACTCAATGGCATTGACCAAAGAGTTTAGTTTAGGTAGTAACCTTACGTCCTGTACTGCATATTTCAGATATAGAGGGAAATCGCTGTAATATGTATCGTGTCCATCTTCTAACGCTACCTTAGAGTCTTTCAAACATTCAGTAGCAACATCATCAAGACGATAACCCGGAAGTTTGCCGTTTTTCATCTCCCATAACTTTGAGAATGCAATCATAAGGTCTATACAATTCCTTCCTACTATCGGTTGCTCCCAATCACCAAACTTCCAACGAAAACGGCGCATAGGAGACATATTACCCGGATTGATACCGAGCGACCTACATCGTTCTGCTATGGTCTTGATGTCTGCCCCGACGACGAACCAACCAGTGATGATGTCGGGGTCACAACGCTTCATGTGGTTAATAAAATGTTCTAACATGGTCTTTTCATCAGAAAAACACATAGCATGAGTTTCGTACTCATGGTCGCCTATCTTACTATATTTACCAGCCTCGTAATCTGGATGAATAAACCAAACGTACTCTCGTTCTGTGTAGGAGTCATAAACTACAATAATTCTCATCTCACTTGTGTCCGGGGACCATTCACAATCCATATACCACACACGATGTTTGTAATTAGGGATAGGGGGTAAGCCTTCGTTTATTCTGTCAGTAAGCACACGATTGACAAAGGGTATGTTGCCCTCCCAAGTTGGCCCTACGTCTTTGATTGCACGTAGTTGGTCGGGATGAGATACTGTTACTTTAGTTAAGTTTTCTCCGTACAAACCTTCGTAACCAGACTCCTTACTAACTGCCTGAACCCACTGTGCAGATTCATTGGTTACAAAAACATAAGGCCAGTGGTCATTGTCTTTGATAACCTTACGAGCATCGTTCTCATCCCTATAACGGATGATTACTTCTCGACCTTTACCTTGCTCGACAATCATCTCATCCACCATTTATCCATTTCTTGTGTAGGCTTATAACTGTTCTTGTAGCACTTGTAACAAAGACGATGTATAGGGTGTAAAACTGCCCACCGCTTACATCTTTTACACGCACCAGACATAGCAATCACAAAATTTTTTTCAAAAAAATTTGTAGAAACAGGTATATAAAGCGGGAACGGCGGGAGCGGAGGATAAACCCCCTGCCCATCCCGCGATGTTCTGCGGGAGAGAATGACCCTCATATACCGTTATTACCGGGCAAACCGCGAAAAATACTTATTCCTTTCTTCGACCTCTATCGCGCGTTTCAATACCGAACTTTAACAACCAATCGCGTACAGCCATAGGCGTAATACCTTGCTCAGATGCTATGTCTGCCATAGACCTACCTTCTACTAAGTATGCGTTCCTAAGCCATTCTTCGCTTCTATACTCCTTCGTATTCTTCATTAGTCTACCGCTAAATCCCCAATCACCTAGAGGTTGTTCTACCAACCCATCTTCGGGATAAATTGTAATAATAGTCGTGTTGCCGTCGTCGTCTGTCAATTTTATTTCTGCTTTCATGTAAATCACTCCAGTATTCCCACTTGGAAAACCATGTCTCCATTATGGAATGTAAATAGAATACGGGTTCCTTGACCGTATTCACTGAAATCTAGGAAATGTAATGTAACATCTCCCCCGTAGTGTTTGAGTACCGAATCGATACCGCCTTCAATAGTTACCTCGCCAGCATCTAACATTTGGTCGGGTAGAGAAAAGATAGTTTCAGTAGCACCTTTCAATTCAGACCCCACTTTGACTGACACATAATCAGCCTCATAAGAAAACGTGAAGCGATTAGTCTTCTGCCCATTGATAGCATCACATCGTAGTGCCTCAAACAATTCAGATGAGTCAAGTGTGATAGAGAACTTAGGTAATAGCCATTCACCCGTACTTTGCACTAAATACGCTCCATCTTCTCTCAGTTGGTCGAATCTACTTTGGCTTTTCTCCGCCCAAACAGATATTGCGTCGGGGCAGTTAGCAAAGGCTGGAGCGTTCAGACTACTTGTTAGGGTAGTCTTCTTGTTCCTAGACCGTATCTCCAACTTATCGTAAGACCATGACAAAGATACTTCTGTACCATGATAAGGTAGAATTCCTAGTACCGCATCTATTGATGCGATTGGTATATTGACCACCATTGGTAATTTATGAGGTGTAGAGAAACGTGAAAGGGAAGTAACGCCATCGCGCACTATGTTGATTGTCTCAACACAATCACCACTGAAACGAAGTAGAGTAGATTCTACTTGGTCTTGCTTCTTGCCAGCAACCGTTTGTGGTCGCTTAGTTAGCGTAAGAAGCCTAGTTAGCGCATCGTTTCTAACATTCATTCAATCACTCCCAATTCAAGAAAGGTAGTCCAGTCCAATTCACTTTGCCGTCTTTAACAGATAGAATAGTATGAGTCTCGCCTAGATGTTCCATGTTGTGACCTTTCATTTCCTCAATGATTGCCTTTACTGCCCATTCACCTTCGGCTAAGGATTTGTCTCCCTTAACACCAGCCGCAGGGTCAGCCTTCTTCATGTAGCGAGTTAGGAATATTTGTTGCGAGAAACAACGCATAGTTCCCTTCTCCCATTCAGGGCGTTCACCGACACTCATTAGGACTTTGCCACCAGAGCCGTTGTCCACATACTCTTGAATAGGTTTCAAGTGGAATGTGAAGAACACCTTCGGTACATCTAACCCATGAATACGTTGAATAGTATCTCGGAACAGTTTGTTACGAATACGCCATTCTGCTTGATTGAATCTATCTCCATCTTCGGGATTGACCGGATTTTTAGAACGATTCTGCAATACATAAGTCATAGCCTGTTCGCACCACTTAAGGAAAGTAGAGCCACCATCAAAGATGATACCAGCATATTCTTCTCCAGCCTTAACACGTTCTGCTACAATATTAGTAAACCACGATACCTTATCGATAAGAGCCGTATAGTTCACAGAGTTATCGTCATTGAAGATAGAGTCATCTAATTCATCGAAGAGAGGAAGCACTATGATATTGTCCTTGTTGGGGTACAGATAATCAACGGTCTGCTTGGCAGAATTGTCCACATCGAAGATAGCCACTTTCTTTCCAGCCTCAATCTCCGCCCTAAGTAGGTCAAGAGCAAGTCCAGTTTTAGCAGTATTCTCACGACCAACAAGGGCCATACGAACAGGACGATACTTTGCTTGATTGTTGTCAAACAAGTTATTGTAGTAGTCTGCATCGTAAGCCGTCTTCATGGCTGGATTAGGAGTAGCGGCAGGGGCCGCAGTTGCGGATTGACCCCAACTCATGCGTCCCACCCATCATCCACAGAATCTACTGGTACGTCTGCCATAGGAGCAATCGCATCGAAGGCCCACCAACCATTTACAGATAGTCGGTACTCATCATCTTGAGTCTTCCAAGGTTGTGCAATCACAAGTACCTTAGTACCAACGGCGAAGTCAATCATACTTTCTTGGGAAGCAGGGATATAGATGTCCACCACTGGAGCCATAGAAGTAATATCCAAGTCAGCAACTACTAGATTGAAGCCACCGTTGTCGCGAGGTTCAATACTAATAACTTCTGTAAGTACACCAATGAGTCTATCCCACCATCCATCAGTCCCATGATTAGCCTCATAGAACGGACCGACAGCATCAAGATTCTTCAATAGGTCATCGCCAAGCATACTACCCATCAGACCACCATCTTCGCTGCGGAAGGGCGGTAGAGGGAATTCAGATGCTAGTGAATCGTCGCGGTTGAACACTGATACTCCAGCCTTAGCATAACCAACACCGTTGCGACCCATACGAACCGCATAAGTTCCGGGTACAAAGGTAGGAGGTGCATCTTCGGCAACAGCACCGGAAGCCTTGATTGTTACAGGCCCGTCAGCAGTAGCGAATAGCATAGTTCTCTCTAATTCCTTAGTAGGTCTAGCAGAGCCGTACTTGAAGTTAGCATCACCGGATGGGAAAGTCGGAGACTTGTTATCCCACACTATGTAGTAGTAAGTAGATTCATCAAGTTGCTTGATGTTCTTAGGCAACTCGGTTACTGAATCTTCATCGTAGTCTGCTTCAAAGGCGACTTTGTTTCGTAGAGATGGGTTGATAGCACGACTATAAGTACCGTCGTAATTATCGGTAAAGATTACTACTTTGCCCTGTGTTACTAAGGATTCTCGTACATCTTCACTAGCCATCTTTAGAGTGTTGTCCATCTTACGGTATAGCAATTGGCCCCAATCTTTGTATCTAGGTACACTGATAAACATACCCTTTAGGGATTCAGCACCACTTCTTTTTAACTTAGCACTTTCGGATGCCAATTGTCTTGCTGCAACTCGTAGAGCAAACACTCCGCATTCCTCGTCATTCTTTCCAGCGTTGCGCCATGCCGGTCCCTGCTCATCAAGTACGGTTTCTGCTCGTACCTTTAGAGTGGACACTTCCACACCTACATTCGCTGCCACATTCTTCATCATTTCATCATTCAATGTCATGTCTTTCATTCTCCTGTCGGGTAATTTATCCTTGTTCGTTTAAGCATATAAAGTTCACGCTCTATCCATCAATGCTAGGTTTTGGATGCAACTTCGTACAAAGTTGGCGCGAATAAGTTCCGGTGAAATACCGGCTATGAGGTCACGTTGCGCTTCAATCAAAGCGTGAACGATTGCTAGTTTTGACTCTTGCTTTGCATCAGATTCTACCATGTAGTCAAAGACGCCACGTAGAGTATCTGCCAAGGGTTGTCCTTTGATAATCTTCAATGCTCCATCAAAGGACTTCTCCCGTACTGCTACACGAAGGAACTTAGCATAGTCCACATCGGGAGTACCCAAAGATGCTAGGAACTTGTCTTTGTCTGCACCATAATTAACATATGCTTGTAAGAAATTTATAGCAGAGCGAGCATCGCTATGATGTTTTGCTATACGCTGAATAGTATCGTCCATCCTAACAAAACCAGCGACGTTTTCTTTGAGTGTTATTGCCCGTAAAATCCTTGCTATATCCCCTTTATAGTAAGGGCGGAAATGTATTACTTTGCATCGGGATTGTAGCCAAGGAGAAACCTTAGCGAGATTGTTACAAGTCAATATGAAATAACCATGAGCGTTCTCCATAACTCCTTTGAGAGCGGATTGTGCCGCATCAGTCAATTGGTCTGCCTCATCGAGCAAGAAAATCTGCTTGTGATTACCTGTCCTTGTTCTCGGAATTAGTTCTTCTTCGATGAACCCAATACCCCTTTCATTCTTAGTAGAAGCATTAAACACATGAAGTTGAAATCCAAGGTCATTAGCCAAAGCGCGAGCAATAGTAGTTTTTCCTGTACCCGCTTCTTGAGAATGAAACAAGTAATTCTGCATAGTCAAACTCCAAAGAGCAGGTTCCATACCCTTAAACTGCGCTACAATATCATCACGACCTATCACATCTTTCAATGTGGTGGGCCTATACTTTTGTGACCATATTTCACTCATTATTCTTCCTCCTCATGTATGCTCCATACTTGTCTGATAGTCTTACTGCATCCTGTGTAGTTTACGACCTTAACACTACGGTCAGAATAAAATCGTGGGTCGCGCTTCAACATCTGCGTCAAAGAAAGTGGCGATGCTGGCATACACTTAGGCATAGTACCCTTGACTGTTCTGACCTCCGAATACATTTCGTGGGCAGTACAAGGCCCGTTGTCACGAACATAATCATAACAACGGTTACGGAAGTTCTTGTGTCGTATTCCAAAACCATTGTGTGTCTTTCTACCTCTAGCCATCATTCATTCCTCCTACAAATTATAGTCGGATTGTAAGAATATAAAGTTACTGGTAGCGGGTTCGTAAGGTTACTGATTCCTAATACAATGCAAACAAACGTCTGCGTCCTTCGGAAAAACTCGGTTCCTTCCACAGACATCACACTTCCTCATCCTCTGTTTTTCTTTTGGAGTCGCTACACTTGGACTTCTTGTAAAAATAATATCCTCGGTAGTTTTTATTAGTTCTCTATCAATATCATAAATGGCGTGTTCTGATTTTACTCCCACTATGTTCTCAATCTTTTCCGAACCTACAATTATTACTTGTGTATTTTTAGATAGTAAAGCAGAAAGAGTATGTGGAGAAGGGATAACCCTAACACTTCTATGTTCAGATAGAAGGTCAGCCATCCTTTCTTTTGTCATGGGGCCGTTTTCCCAAAGTAAGTCTACAATTAAGCGACGAATCCGCCGGTTGTTAGCACCCATTGACTTATGAATATACCAAACACCTTTATTAATCATCCCCCATAGAAAGCCACATTGACGCATCTACGAAAGATGTGTCGTGACTATGCCTTCGGTATTCTTTCCAATCCCACTTACTGTTCTTCCTTTCTATTTCTTTTATTTCGTCTGGTTTGTTTTCTTCTACCAAAACCAAACCCTCATCACGTACAAGTAGTTTAGCCCAAACGTATTTTTCTTCATTTGGATTGGATATACGGTTAAACCATATATCGAACCACTTGCACAAAAACACAGGTATGGCGAAATACAAATAAACACTAATCATAAAAATTACAAAAACAAACGCATAAGACAAAGCATCAAATATCAAACCCATTCAGTCACACTCTCCTTTCTTTTACGCATACCTTTGGGCAAGTCATCTCCACTACCCCTAACTTCGTTACGAACAGCGGCGCAGTTATCCAGTATCTCCCTCCAGTACAAATCATTAGAGCGAAACGGACTAGGTGGAAACTCGTCGCTTTTGTTTTTCTTAGGCCACTGAACCCGTTGCCCGCTAGGTTTTATTGCATATGCGACCAAAGCATAAATGTATTCCTTGGGTAACAAAAACATTATGTCGTTCAATGAACGATGTAGTTCCAAATCATTCGGACGATTTGCACGAACAAACGAAAGCAATAGAGCAACAGGAACATCTTCAATCTGCCTCCTCACAAAATCCCTGTCTCGTACACGAAATACACACTGTATCGCTCTTATGTAATCATCCTCTTGCTTATCTAAACTTGGGTCTAGTATTACGAAGTCCTCACTCTTTTCTGTCAACTTTGGTGTTTTTTCAGTAACTATTACAAGTCGATGCGATATAAGTTCACGCCACTCCATCGCATCTTTTTCTGTGAACTTGTCTGTATGTAAAATGCAAGTCAAATTAGGAACTGATGGTGATGTATTCATTTCATTGAACATCTCGACATAGTTACCTTCTTTGTAACTTCTTTCGTCAGCCGTGTAAATCACGACTCCCAATACGGCCACCCCTGCACGATAACATGATTCTCAATCCTATCTAGTTGGTTTTTACTCAAATACCAGACTCTTCTTACTTCTGCCTTACTAACCTTGTAATGACCACAGTACCACTTAAGACCATCATCTTCAAGAATAGGGCAGATACCAGTTTCGTTCATGGCGGCAAATAGTTTCGGAAAGTCCGAAACAAAGATTGAGCGATTCATAAGTTGGTAGAGATATGGTCTCCACTTGATAGGTTCACTCATTCTATGTCCTCCCATTCTACATCTATAACGGTATGCGTCGGACCTTTTAAGGATGCCATATGCAACTCCACTTGGTCTAGTAAATCTGGATGCGGTTCAAGAGTATTGACCAACTGACGCATGAAATCATTCATACGATTCTCGGCGAGAAGCAACTGAGAATCTACCCCAATCTCCTTCTTCAATTGACCTACAAGTTTCAGAGATGTGTTTGCCTGTCCTACCAGTTTAGTAGCATCAGCAACCCATTCAGATGAGATTCCTTCTTGTGCTTTCAGGACTTCTAGTTCATCCAACCAGCCCACTAGACGACGCACCAAGCCTTCTGCCATATCCAAAGTATTGATTGACTCCTCTCGCATCTTTTCTACGTGGGATGCTTCTTCGGGGTCAAACTCTAGGTGATTGTCCATGTGGTTGTCACAAGTCCCTTCGGGCCAACCATTACGAACCTCAACGATATTAGGACTTATCTCCCTGTTGCGTAGTTGTATCTCCAACTGTCTTTTTTGTGGCGATTCACAAAAAGGACATGGTGAGGACTTCAACACCCATCTAAGAGTATCTATGACCACTGGCTCGCCGGACTGCGCTATGCGCTCCTCTATCTCTCGCCTAGTTTTCATTTAGTTCTCTCCCATTTACAGTGCAAACATTCCCTGTGTTTTGAAATCATTCCACAACATTGACATCTCATTCTTCTTCCCCCCTTACAACGTCCCAAATATAAACAGTACCTTGCTTGCTATGCTTGTAAAACCTAGCATCCCTTTTCAACCATCTAGCGGCTTGATTGATAGTAACACCAGCCCTTGATGAACAAATAGATTTACCGTTCTTGAAAGTAGCGTAACGTAAAACTTGCCTCAAGGTGCAAGGTCCGTGTTCTAATAAATATTCGTACATAGCATCTACCGCCCAAGGAGTTGTTCTTTTAGCCCTTGAAGTTCTAGGAGGCACACTCATTCTTGTTCACCCCAAGGATTAGGCCCACGCTCATTTGTAACAGGACCGATACGACACATAACACCGCGTCGTCCTCTACCTTTCTTAGTCGAAGGCTCATACTCTCGATACCAAGGTTGCCCTTGTAGATTCTCAATAATCCAACGCTTTGCTGATTGATAATCACCAGCAGTTACCATACGAGACACTTCTTTGATAAGTGTGGACTTTGTAATATCTTGCATCCAAAACGCATCTTTCATGAGTAGTGTATCTGCATCCATAACTCTTCTACGCATCATCAAGGACTTTGCTAGAATATCTTCTAGTCTTTCATCCATAGTGACCACCAGTGGCTCACCGCCACGATAGTTAGAACTCATCATGTGATAGCCGATTGCTATACGCCTAAAAAGGTCTGCTTCAAAGGAACGGACCTTCGGTGACTCTAGCCACGCTAGGATAGAATCGTCAAACAATACTCCAGTGGGGGGATGAGCAACCGCATCATCTAATCTAGTACGTAGCCATCCCTTGATTGTAATAGCCTTCTCAGCCAAAGATACTCTCTCCTCGGTAGTCATATTAGATTGAGCGTGTTGCGCCCTCTTAAAAGCCAACTCCTTGTCATCATTCATCTCAATATCTATGATGAAGAATCGTCGGTCAAGACCAGAATCCAACTCAAATCTAGCAGGTTGTGTACCAGCCCAAACAGTATAACGAGTAGTGTATTGAACCCAACCAGCCCTCATACCTTTCTGTACTCTACCGTTGTCTAGGGAAGTAAGTAATTGGTTTTTCATATCTAGGCTATGGTCTTTCTTTGAAGCATCAGACATAGAGGAGAACTCCTCAAAGCCTAGAAAGCCACCACACAGTTCTCTAGCAATTGGTCTACCCATAATCTCGCCATCTTCATTGACCGAGCCGAACATACCAGCCTCGGTGATACTGTTCGGACCCATCATGGTTCTAAAACCCTCTCCCATATCTGCATCGAAGTTATGTAGTAATCCTGTACCTTCTGCTAGAAACATAAGAATCAAAACTGATTTACCAGAACCCTTAGCACCACGAAGCATGATGTGTATTCTTGTATCAGGCAGTTGCGACATTGGGGTATAGAATGGTATGTTACTGTGTCTTAAGGGACAAGTAGTTATGATGAAATCATTCTCCTCATCTACCAGTGGTGATTCGGGGTCGAAGTCACATCTACTACATTTGTTGAGTGCGTTGAAGATATGCGCCCCAACAGAGCAGAGAAATATAGGAATCTTATCATCTACACCGACGTAGTGATTTCTTTTGGCGAAATCCTTTACTTCTTCTATTACATCAAAACTCATATGTGATAACCTCCACTATCATTAGGGTCGATGTCGAATGGACTTGAGAAGTTACCTTCTTCATCTATTGAAATCACCAACGAGCGAACTTTGTCCATCTCCTCTATGTTACATTCTATATCAAATACAGTTTGGTAATAATCAACAAAATGTTGAATGGCGTTTTCATCTAACCCCGTTGTATCTGTCTTGACAACACAAAGGTATGATTCTGCTCGGTTGTCGTGTGCCATAATCTTACTAAACATATAATTGAATAACCAACATGGGGTTGTTAGTGCCAACTCCCCATCACCCAAAATGGATTCTCCACCAATTATAGTTTCATTCATAAAATCATAAATAATAACCGCACCGTTGTCATCTAACGGGTCAAGTGGTGTATCAACAGTCAATAGTGTAGTCAGCATACAAAAACTACTAACACCCAAATCAATCAACAGACAAGTCATATCGCGGATAGCCGGATATGAGAAAAGCCAGTTTGTAGTGTCATCTGGACTTGCTGGAGGCATCCAATTCGTCAACCTTAGAAGTATAGTACCGTCAATATCATAGAGCAACCAACAAGGTTCCATAGCGTCAGGAATATGATTGAATGGTTCTACGCATAGATGTCTTGAGTAAATACGAGCGATAGGCTCATTGTTTCCAATAGCACCCATACCACTGATGAACGTAGAGAAACTAGGTTCGTGTTGCATAAACGCAACGGCGTTACAATCTTCTCTTACAACCGGCAACATACCGCCAGTCCAAAGAATATCTATTTCTTCATAGGTTGTTGTATCAAAATGCGTTCTGCTCATATACTATCCTCCTCATGTAAGGCTATAATGTTGAGTATTGCTTCGATTGAATCAGCCAATCTTTTAGGTAGTTGCTCCAAGGTAGAGACACGATGTTTTGTTGAATCCTTGTACCACAGTGCCATTTCTTCAACGCTTACTGCTTCGTACACAGGTATAGGTGTAGTGTAGCGAGAATAAGTTTTCATTGTACTACCCTCTGGAATTGTTCTTCTAGTAGATTTCTCTTCTCCTACCTTACGAAAGAATTTATTCTTTGACAAGATTTGGGTTACTTGATTAGTAGTATAAGAGTACCCTTGTGCTTTGCCATAAACATACGTGCCACCTCGGTTATCTTTTTTAGTTCTAGCATTTTCTAAATCCTTTAGGTGTTCTATAATATCATGAGTGTTTGCACTACCCACTTCTCTCAAGTAGTCCCAAATTCTCATTTTCAACTTACTGTGCCTACATCTTCTTCTATTTGCCATTCTTTTCACTCTCCAAAATTAATTCAGAAATAATTAATCGCTACACCATTCCCCGATTCTACTAATTCTTTTTTTGTTTCATAGATGTTTTAGAAATTAGTTCTTCTTTTCTAAAAACACTAAAGACGAATAAAAAGAATTCGTAAAAACGGTGGGCTGGTAGCCATTATTTATTTCTAGTCACCTCCGAATAAATCAAAATAATTAATCGCATCCTTAGCGTCAAGTCTTTCAATCACGAACATATCTTTCATTTTTAGTTTTCTTGTAGCAGAATTGATTCTTGAACCTTCAATACGCCTTTTAGTTCGGTCAGTGAACATTAGTGCGCTACCCAATACGCAAGCATCTTCCATCGTTATAAAGCACCCCATAAAAGTATTCATGTCTATGGAACAAAATGTACCGTCTACATTTATGGTAGGTACAGGTTGCACAAAAAGGTTGTCGTGTTCCAAACCTAGATTAACTCTAGCAACAAACGATAGAACTGGCTTTTTAGATGCGGCATACTTTCGTTGTGTTATGATTACTTGGTGGTTCCCTTCTTTGTTGGGTATGGTCGCGCTAATACATACTCTATTGCCGATAGCCTCTTTCTCTTCATGTGGAAAAGGGTTGGTCGCTATCGTAGCATCGTAGCCTCTATCCCGTATGGTTTGCACTAGCCCCACCAACCAAGCATAATCGTCAAATCTTTCTTTGGTCACGGCCTTGATATAAACTGAAATAGGCTCTCTCCACAGGGTTACAAAAACACCTTCTTGGTTTTCTATCAATTCGGTCATCAATTCCGAGAACGGTGTTTCTAAATCCATCATGGCATCGTAGACATCACGGCGATACGGTGGCGGAGATGGGTGGCACAAAGCGCAGACCAAATCATACACTGTTCTCCTGTCAACGATATGCCCGATAGGTGTGTCGTCTTGTCGTAACAAAGACAGGTCACAGGCAGACAAGTTACCTACTCTACCAGTAGTAAAATACTCAACCTTGATGTCCCTAGTATCGATTACCAAAGGTGCTAGATTGTCTGTGTTCATTCTTCCACCAACCTTTTACCACAATGAGGACACGCTTTCATGTGCTTTCCCTCATCTCTAAAATCTACTATCTTCCATTGAGTTGCTACGCAACCGTATGAGTAAGTACAAAACGGCGTCATTCTTACAACCCCCTCTCTTTCTTAATCATTCTTAGAACTCTAGCAAATGCCTTCCACTTCTTGTTGTATTCCTTTGTGAATTGTGAATTGTTAGGTGGCTTGACTCCAACCCAAGGAGCGATGCCCAAGATAACAGACTCAAGTAAATTTATGTGAAACTCATCAAAGTATGGATTGTCGGGGTTATTCTGATTCTGTCTGCATTGAGGACATAACACATATCCTTCTTCATCCGGTAGTGTGTCCTCCTTAGATGTAGCCTCAAATTTCTTAAAACAACCATCACAAGTTAGTGTTATACCCATCTTAAACACCTCTCTCAATGTATTGTGTTGCTTCGTCGATGCTTACAAGTGCGTATGTCTCAACATAACTTCTCATGTCGTTGTCTTTGCGAACCCTGCCCATCTTCTCAATCCCTCTCCATCCGTGAAGTATTTGTGCAATTGTTCTTGCTGACGGCACTTGAAAATTCTTAGAGATAGTCCTCTCTCTAATACCATCATTCATTCTTTCAACGATTTGGTTTGCGGTCAAAGTGCCATTGTAGTTTCTTAGTACGAATAAAATCGCACGTCGTAGTCTCATGTGTCTCATAATTAATCATCCTCCTTCAAGTATATAAACATTCCGATAGCGGGTTTGTTAGGTTACTCTTCCTCATCGGGCCAAAAGGAAAACTTGTTAGGCCAGCCACAATACTCGCACCAAGCAGTAGGAGTATCGTCGTAGTCTCCTTCTATAACAAGAGTAGCATCACATCTAGGACAACTTCTATTCCTAGCAAATCCCCAACCCATATCATTCTTCCTCCAGTATTTGAGTTAGTTTCTCAATCATAACTGCGCGAGATATGTGCGGTCCATTACCCTTTCTGTAAAAGGAAATCAGTTGTCTTAATTTATCTTTCATGAATCTTCCTCCATTATTAGTTTCAACATTACTAAGTAGCCAATCAAGTCATCAACAATATCCATATCACTCTCAATACTATCGTTACCTCTAGCCAATCGTGATAGTTTGTCATCGATGCGTACTCTAACTCCGGCTTGTGAATCTAACTTTGA